TGGTTGAGACATTTTCTAAAATGAATTATTAAGACATTATCATAAATGAATCAGATTTTCCAGTCTTTTTGTTAATTTTTCCTTGACATTATCTTTAAATCGTGCTATGATAATATTTGTTCATGGGTCAGTAGCTCAGTTGGATAGAGCACAGGCCTTCTAAGCCTGGGGTCGGGGGTTCGAATCCCTCCTGGCTCACCAAAAGAAAAACCTTGATTTCAATGCTTATCAAGGTTTTTTATTTTTTATTTTTATTTTCTATTTTGTCTATTTTTTCTATATTTTCTATGCTGTAGTGTGTCAAAAAAGTGTGTCAATTTTATTGGTTTCTTTTTAGTTTTATTATAACTTTCATACATATTAGTAAAATCTTTTTTATAATATGTACATATACTTAAAAAACTTTTCATAATTACATTTTCAATTTTCATATTCATATTATATCCTTTCATATAGTTCTTGCAAAAAGACGACATAATATGTTATACTACAGTTACATATTATATCTTGTTTTGCAAGATATTTTATTAAGAGATAGTTTTCCCTATAGTGCGTGGGCTATCTCTTTTTTAGATATAATATTTCCTTAAAACTTTTAAAACGACTAAATTTATTTTACTATTTTATCTTTCTATTTGCAATCATTTTTCGACTTTTTCTGCTTTTTATTTCGACAAAATAGTAAAATGTTGTAAATACTATTCATGATATTCAAATAGATCTAAAACGGATACTTTCAGTGCCTTTGCTAGTCTGCACATCGTTAACAAAGTGGGCTGTCTTTCATTGTTTTCTATATAACCAATCTCACTTGCACTTACTCCACTTATTTTTGCTAGCTGCTTTTGTGTTATGCCTTTTTGCTTTCGTATCTCTTTAATAAAAAATGTTATCATTTCGACACTTCCTTGTGTCTTAGTATTTACATTTTTTATTAAATCATACATTGTAACCACTATGGTGGTATTTTAAAAATTTCTTGAAATATTATTGTATCTACTATATTTACTATATAGTAAACTTTTATATTTGTCAATTCTTTTTTCTGATTTTGGTACAGAAATCTCTAAAATTCATGTTGCTTAAACATCTTAACGTATATGAAGTTAAGAAGTTATGCTCTGCTGCTATTTTGTTCCACTTTGTTTTTGAAACTACACAGTCTAAATCTTTTATCGCTTGTATAGTTCTATCATAATCATTCATATGATTGCTCCTTTGGGGATTTTTAAGAATAAAAATAAATTGAATTAATTAGATATATTATAACATATTTAAAATAAATTTTGTGTCGAAACTTGTCAAAAGAAAAAGACTGGTTAAAGAACCAGCCAAATGTAAGTTACTAAGTTTTTATACAGAATAAATCATCTTCCATGACATTGCTTATATTTTTTGCCACTTCCACATGGGCAAGGATCATTTCTGCCTATTTTACTACTATGAATTGGATTCATGGAATTTAATTGTCTTACATAATCAGTTTGTGCTATCGATGGTATTCTAAAAGAAAATGTAGTTTTTCCTTCATAATTTGAAATTGCTAAATCTCCAAGACTCATTATGTCCATACCTATAAGCAGGTCTGCTCCTTCTACTGCTGTAAATTCAGTTGCTTGTATACGATTTATATTTACATTATTGGGTAAACTAATATCTATTAAATATGTATTCACTGTGCACTGTCCATTTGCTGTGTTACTTATAGCTTTGCCTGTTGGTATTAGTCCACATTTTTCAACTACTCTGCTAGAAATTGCTGTATTAGTAGCACCTGTGTCCCAAATAGCGTTAAATTTTTCTTTTTTAACATCATTAAATAATTCTTTATTTGCAGAAACTCTTACTTCACTTAACAATACATTCGCTTTACCATTTGCTTTATATGTAAAAGCAGATACTCTTTGATTATTCATTAAATCTTACTCTAGTATGAAATGTTTGTGGTTCTTTTCTTTTTATGCATTGTTGAATTATATATGTTCCTGCTTCTAATTTTTTTGCTTCTTGAATGGCTCTTTCCATATTATCAAATACACCATAAATCTTTTCTTCTTTTATAATTATATACTTATTATTATATTTTTTATTAAATTCTTCTTGATGTTGAGAATAGTACTCATAATTTTTTTCTATTTCTCTTTCTATTTTAGTTTCCATTCAATTCACCTCTTTTTGTAGTATTTCTATATTATAAAGAATTATTCATTATTTATATATTATATGAATATTTTATAATTTTGTCAATATTATTTTTTCAGCTCAAAATTGACGCATTAAAATCAATTCTAAGCCGTTTTTATTTTGAAGACATATAAGTTGTTATTTAAGCAATAATTCTGTTGTATCAGCCCCTACATAGCCATCTACGGTTATGCCCTTTGCCTTCTGGAATTGTTTTGTCTTTGCTTCACTATCCGGACCAAAAGAGCCATCTACTGCCACTTTATATCCATGTTTGCATAGTCTATTTTGAATAAATTTTACGTGTTCTGCTCTATCTCCACGAATTGTTGGAATTTTATAGTATAAATAATATTTTAATGCTTTAGCTCTACTATCAGGACCGTAACTATTATCTTCAGCTAGTCCACAGTTATAAACTTTATTCATCATTTTTTGCCATTCTAAAACTGTTGTATCTTCTTTTTCTGAACTATCAGCTTGTCCTAATTTACCTTTAAAATCATTCCATCTGTCTTTATCATTTACCATCGGTGCAGGACAGATTTTATGTGATACATCATAATGTCTAATTACATGATCTACATCTATATCATATTTTTTCATTAATTCTTTTGTTAATTCAATAGCCTTTTCAACAACCTTTTCTTTTATATCCAATTTTCCATTTTTCTTATAGCAACACATTTCTATACTTATACTGTTTGTATTTCTTGCGTCAGTATAATATTTATTTGCACCTATCGCCCAACTAGAGTCATTGTCTTCAACCACTTGCCATATTTCATTTTCATCTACAAAATAGTGTGCTGATGCACCTCTAAAAGTTGAATAAAAATAATCTGCATTATTCTTTGCAGTAGAAACTGCTCCAACATAATGCAGAATTATATATTTTATAGCATTTTTACTTCTATTTGAATCATAAAAATTGATTAGTGATATTTTTCTATTAATCTTCATCTTTTGTTCCCTCCTCTTCAACTTCAAATCCCATTTTATCTGGATCAAAAGACATTCTTATTTTTTTTCTTTCTTCTTCTGTAAGATTTTCTACAGAATCTCCAATTTTAATTTTTTCATCTTTCATAACAAATTAAACCTCCTTTTTTGTTTTTACTAAATCGTATAATCCCCCAGCGCCAAAAGCAGCACCAAAACTAACAATGAAAGCTACTATTACATTTGTTATTAATCCGGTAATAATAAATAAAATTCCTGAAATAATTGCTACTGCTAAATTTTGAAAAGGTATATAATCTGCTGTGTCCCAGTTCCATTTCTTGGCTGACCAACCTAAAAAAGCTGTTATTACTGCAGTAACTACTGCCAATATAATTTCTACTGTAATTTGAATCTCCATTGCTACATCCCTCCTTCCTATTTTATTACTTTTGTTGGAACCTCTAATAGTTCGTCCATCAACTCTTTTACTGTTCCATTTCCACCTAAGTTTTTATATTGCTTGAACATTGCTTCTATGTTTTCTCTATCTAATATAGTCATTTCACCTTTGGCTTTATATTCGCGGTATCTTCTTATTAATTCGTTTCTTAGAAGAGCTTGTACAGCTTCTTCTATTGCAATATCTTTCTTTCTACTCTTTTTTAGCTTAGTTCCTAAAAATCCTAAAACTGCTCCGATTGCAGTTGGAATAATAGTTCCTAAAACAATTTGTAATATGTTTACTTCCATATTTTATCCTTTCTATTTCCAACGTCCTATTGCAACATATTGTACATTTCTAATATAATTCGCTATACTTCCGTCGTATTGATAGCTGTATATGTATGCTAGAGTATTGTTTATCGCTTGTGGGTTTGTAATATTTCTTAATTGTGTTGATCCTCCGTAATTGCTTCCACCTTGATATTTATGATTTGCTATCATTATGTAGTTATTATCTATGAAGTTATTTGCAAAAGTTATCTCCGCATATCCTACATTAGCTGGACATTGTCCTGTACCTGTGCATATCATCGTCCCATCGTCAAACTTTATTGCAGTACCATTATTGTTCGTAATTGTTTCTGTTTGCATATTTTTTATTTTCTGTAATATCTTCTTAATTATGAGTGACATTTCTATCACCCCAATTCTTTAGAAGATTACTCTCTCTCTCTCTCTCTCTCTCTCTAGTCTTATCATATTTTCAGCCTCCTTTCTATTTCCAACGACCTATTGCTATTGCGGAAATTTCCACATTTGTTCCTGTGGCTCTTTGATAAAAATCATATCCAACTAAGCTTGTATTAACAAGACTTTTTCCAGAAACTCCACCCCAACTTCCACTAGTTCCCCAATGAAATTGGCTACAAGTTACAGAAGGTTTTTGTGTAAATGCTGCTGGAAAAGTCCAAGTCCTTCTCCCAGTATATAATGCAGTATCTCCATATTGCAAATTTATAGCTTGGTCTGAAACTTCTATCTCTAATATACAAATCATTGTTCCATCTGCAAATTTTATATAAGAACCATTATCATTACTACCGCTCTCTACTATTTCTGCTACTTTTTCACTCAAATTCTTAATTGCTTCCATTTCACTTTTAGCTTGCATTGTATTCACCCCTTACTATAAATTCTAATGTTTCCTCAAAGTCTTCAAATCCTTCTACTCCTGACATATCTAAGTCTCCGACACTGTCTAAGAACTGTATTATGTTAGATACTTCGCCTGTATTGCCTATTTCGTTATAGTCTGTGCCTTTTTCTAATTTAGAACCCAAATAATACACTTCTAATGAATTATTTCCGCACTTGATAATTTAGCGGTATTGTATAGTTTGTATTTGCATTGACTGTACTTGATAGTGTTACTGTTGCTCTTTGTATATTTATTGCTTCTTCTATGTTATCTTGCATTTGATTTAAGTTAATGGCTTTAAGAGGTGTATTGCCTGTCCATACAGCTGGCGTTACTTGATAATTTTGTTCATTTATTGTGATGTATGCTTCTTGCGTTTTCACTCCGTCCTCAAAAGGCATCTTATTCATGATGTACCTCCTTTTCTAATTTTTCTAGCCTTTTTGTTAAGTCTTCTATTAGATTATCTTGTTGTTCCATATATTGTTGAAATGCTTTCCACAATATTCCTATTGCACTTCCATGTTCTATAGCTTGTCCTGTTTTAGAAATAACCTCAGTAGGTGTCTTATAATTATTTCCTATAATAAAACCAATTAATTTTTTGTCTGTGTCTTTATCTGATTTTAAGTTGTATTCATATATGTCTGCATTATTTATTATGTCCATTGCATTTTTAGTAAATTTATTTATATTCTTCTTTATACTTTCTAAAGAAGTTTGAGTAAGTTTCGGAGTTCTTATTTCAGAACCATAAATGCTACTAATACCATCACTATCTCTAACATCTATATTAGAACGTGAAAAACTATCACCTTCGGCAGATATATCAATTCTACCTCCAGAACCAACAAAACCTGCTCCTATAGGCTGTATATATGAAAATTCAGATGAATTATTAGAGTTTTCTACTCTCAATAAATCACCTGCACCTCCTACACCAGAAACTTTTATTTTTCCACCAGTAATGGTTGCATTACTACTTGTAATTGTTCCAGAAACATTTGCATTTGTACAAGTCATATTACCATTTTTGTCTACATTAAAATTATCACTTGCTATTACAATATTTTTACTTGTAAGATTAATAGTATTTCCTGCAAGTAAATTTAAAATATCATTTGCAGATAGTTCTATCTTATCTGCATTTAATTTTGCTTCGCTTGTATCTCCATTTATTTTTAATATTAAATATGCTCCTGTTATAGTTTCTTCATCTACTTTCTTTTCTACTTCTGCATTGATTTCACTAGCTTTCTGTGAAATTGTAGAATTAAGTTCTGTTACTGCTCCTTCTAAATCATCTGTTGTAGCATAAGAGGTTAGCTTTTGATTTACACTAAATTCAATACTCTCTGCAGATTGTGTTATTGCACTATTCATCTCGTTTTTAGTAGCATATATGTCATTAAAGTCATTTTTTATTAAATATTCTGCATAGAATTTGTTACCTTGCATTTCAATTAAATATATGTAGTTATCGCCTTCAAATAGCTCTATATTTACATTTTCTAACGGTTCTTTTACTTCTTGCTCTAATACACTTAATACGCCGTATTCTGAAAGTGATAATCTACGCATAACATAATCTTCATCTTTTGTTATAACTAAACTATCGTAGACATCGCCTTTTACTCTTAATTCTTCTATGTCTATTACATACTCTTTCTTCTCACTTGAAGGATTACTACTTGGTTGTTTATCTACTATTATTTTGTATTGCACCTATATCACCTCCATATTTGGTTGTAAACTTTCACTTGGAAATACATTCTCGCCTGGATATAGATTACTATCATAAGTTTTATTTCCTTTTATCTCTAATTCTAATATCTCTGTTTTTCCTGCATCTTCTAAGTGTATCTCTGTTACACCTTCAACTTCTCGTTTGTAAGTTACTGTATCTGATACTTGTTGTTGTATTTGATCTACTGTTTGTTCTACTTGTGTTAGTTTGTTTTCAAATTCTCCTTGATTTTCTATAATTCCTGTTATGGTCTGCTCTTGTTTATTTACTATAATTTCAGTTCTCTTTGCTATTTGTTCAGCACTTGCAACATTTTGATAAGCTACTGTTGCTTTTGTTACAGATGGTGCTGACATTTTTGTTTCTAGACCATTTGGACTTTTATGATAAAATCTAAATAAAAAGCTATTATAAGCATTGCCTTCAAAATCTACTATTTGAATATTATCTAGCGTTTCCAAATAAGGTAATCCTTGCCCTGCCATTTCATATGCTTTATACTCAAAACCTTTTGCTGTATTAAAAATAGCAGTTATTAACTGCTGTCTTTTTGCCTCTGTATAAGCAAACGGATTATCATTTATTACTAAGCTATTTTCTCCATGAAGCAATATACTTTGTTCATCTTTCATTACTACATTTTCGCCCTCAACATCTGACATACCTAAACTAACTAGATTGATTGGTTGTGTTGCTCTTTTTATTTCCGCTTCTGAGTAATCTGATAAATTGAATACTTTTTTCACTGTTCCTGTTGTTTTAGGAGTTATAAAATACAATTTATCGTCATTACGTACCTTTGCCACTGTTCCGCTTATTTGTGCTATTGCACTTATTACTTGTCTTATTAGTGTCCCTTGCTCGAACTGATTACTATCTACTATAAATGTTACGTTTGGAAAATCTGTTGTAGCCAATGTTATGCCTGCTTTATTACAAGCCTCTTGTGCTACCTGTCCTAATGTTATATTGTTATTTGAATATTGTAAATCACTTGTGTACTCTATGTTAGTTTTTAACATATAATCCATAGCATTTATTGTAGCAATTTTTGTTGTGTCATTTATTTCTACATCTTGTGTAATAAAAGTTCCTAAATCAATCCATTCAACTCCTGCAGATGTTCTTATTCCTGTGTAATACTTAAATTCTTTTTTCTCTAAATCTACGCTACTATCTATCTCAAAGCTTAATGCTTTTGCTATTGCTGTACCAAAGATGTTTCCTTCTTCATAGCAATCATCATCTAGTTCTACGTTATTTATTGCATATTCTTCATCATCTAACACTATTTTGTCATACTGCGTTGTACTTTTTGAATAAGCTTCCTTTATGGTGTCTGTTACATTAATCATTCAGACACCTCCCCACACTGTTCAAGTTCGACTTCAAATTCATCATATCTGTGATTTTTTGTAATAGACAATATAGACGTTTCAGGAAATGTTACGAAGAATTTTTTGCTAAGCATTTTTTGTTGCTTAGGTGAAAAATAAGAATACACATCTTCATTCTGCGAAAAATGAGATATGTATTCTTTATATGTATCTTTATCTAATTGACTGAATGTAATTTTTATATTAGTTTTTGGCATTTTTCCATAATTTCTTCTAATTGAGCCATCTGCCATCGTTACTTCGCTAAGTACATCTGGCTCGTCTTCTGTTATGTTATAGCCTTCACTTAATATGTTTTTAAATTCAAAATCACCATGTTTTAATAAAACCATTGTTTCCTCCTAATAACTATACTGTAACTTCATTCTTGCATTTACTTTATTTGTTTCTCTTGCAATTACCTTACTGTCTAGTCTTGTTGTATTGTTTACTACTATTTCTTTGTTGTCATCAATGCTTTGTAATGTAGCTTGTCTATTATCTTCATTTTGAACCTTAATTTGTTGTGAATTTGTTAAATCTGCTGTCATCTTTGCATTCTCATATTCGACTGCTTTTTTCATTTCTTTATAAACAGTGTCTAAACTTTCATCAAATCCTTTTCCAATACCTTCTCCAAGCATTACACCAATTTCGTCTTCAAAAACTTTTGATGGAGAGTGAATGCCGAAAAATGATTTAATATTGTCTAGCAAATCGTTACACCAACCGGATACTTTATTCCAAAGCCAACTCGCAGCATCTTTAATTCCATTCCACAAACCTTGTACTAATTCAAGTCCTGCTTTTCCCATTTCTGCTACTTTATTTACAAGACCTTCAAAAATTGTACCTTTAAAAAACTCTTGTACTTTTGATAACATTTTATTCCAAAAGCTAAATAAGCCTTCAATTAAAGATTGTACTAATTTAACAGCTACTTGTGGAATTTTAACAACTATCAGCTCAATTAATTTAGTAGCTATTTTTACGATTAATTCTGGCAATCTAGCAATTAAATCAGGCAAGGCATTAAAGATTCCTTCAATTAAAGCAATAATTAATTCTATACCTGCATCAATAATCATATCTATGTTGTCTAATAACGTTTCCACTAAAGTTATAATGCAGTTAATTGCCATTGGAATTAACTCAGGCAACATTTGTGCTATTCCTTTTATTAATTCTGTTAGCATAGTAATTCCCATTTGAAGAATTTGTGGTAAGTTATCTAACAGTCCTTGTAATAAGGTTTGTATTATTGTTATTGCCGTCTGTATTATTTGTGGCATGTTATTTTGTATGCCTGTTATAATTTTATTTAAAATATCTCCTCCTAGAGCCATAAACTCTGGAAGAGATTCTGTAATACTGGTAATTATGTCTGGAATTGCTTCTCCGACTATTCTAACTACATTTGCTACAACATCTGTAGCTGTATCAACAACCTGACTTAAATCTCCTGAGCCACTTAAGAAATTTTCCCATGAAGCTTGCATAGAAGCCATACTTCCTTGTAGTGTTTCGGCAGCTTCTTTAGCAGTTGTCCCTGTTATTCCTAGTTCTCCTTGAATGACATGTATTGCATTATATACATCACTCAAGTTACTAATATCATACTTTACACCTGTCAACTTTTGAGCATCTGCAAGAAGTCTTTCCATTTCGCTTTTAGTTCCGCCATAACCTAACTTAAGGTTGTCCAACATAGTGTAATTCTGTTTAGCAAAACCTTGATATGCCCATTGTATGCTTTCCATTGAAGTACCCATTTTATTTGCGTTATCCGACATATCTGTAATAGCCATATCTGTTACTTCTGCCGCTTTTGCAGTATCTTTTCCTAAGCTTTGTAATAAGCTCGCCGCAAAACTTGTTGCCGTGCTCATATATTCAGTCGCAGACATTCCAGCAGTTTTATAAGCATTGTTAGCATTTTTTATAACTTCTTCACTTGCATCGCCTAATTCATTAGCAAAAAGAGTTTGAATACCACCAATTTGTTGTTCTAATTCTCCTCTTGCATTAACACTAGCTGTGACCAATCCTGCAAAAGCTGTTGCTACTGTTCCTATCGCTACTGCCGTTCCTTTTAAGGCTGTGCTCGCTACACTACCTAATTTTGAGAAACTACCATTAAGGTTTTTAACTCCTTTTTCTACACCATCAGTATTAAGCTTACTATCAATTGTAACTGAACCATCCGACATAGTTTTTTCCTTTCTAGTCAGGCTCGTAAGGCTCAGTTTAAAGACTTGTTATTTACTTTTATTTCTACTTCCTGTCCACATTTTTTACATAATAAAAAGATGCCTTTTGAATAGGCATCATCTTCATATTTTATAAGTTTTTTATTACAATTTGGACATTTATACCATGTTTTCATATTCCCTTTCTAATATAAAAAAGAGTTAAACTATACCATGTTTAACTCAGAAAATTTTTAATAATTCAAATAATTTTATTGCTATGTAATAATATATGGTTATTACTGCAAATCCTCCTAATATTCCAGTTGTAAACCTTCTTGTATTATTTGATTCTAAAATTTCAATATGTTGAATAAACCAATCAAATCCCATAATTAAAAGAAATAATATAGCTGTAATTAAATTTATCTTTATATTAAATATTAATAATATCACACAGAGAATTTGTCCTACTGCTACTCCTGTACATCTTGCACAGAGTGGAAAAATATATCCTTTCATTTTGAAACATCTTTTTGGAATTTGATGACAACCACTCACTTCTCCAATTTTATTAAAAGCCTTTAAAAACGGAAACCACAATTTTGACATACTCTTACTACCTCAGTTTGTGTCGTTGTTTTATTTTTTCCTTTTCCCATTCCGCATAATCCACATAATACACCAATCCAGCCAAAAAGAATAAAGCCTAAGCATGACTTTCCAGCCCCAAATCCTTTTGTTTTTCCTTCAGTGCTAGTAGTAGTGATTGGAGTAAAAACTATATTTCCACTTCCGCAGTTAGGGCATTTAACACTATTATTAGCAGTTTGTACGTTTGATATTAAGCTTGCTCCACATTTATTACAGAATTTTTGTCCATTTTCCACTTGGCTTCCACATTTATTACAAAACATATATAATACTATCCTCCTTTTATTTTACTAAAAAGAGTATAATACAATATTCGTCATTTTTCAACTATTTTATTAAATTTTATGAAAATGCTTCTGCAAAATCATTTTCTTTTTGTTCTTCTGTTCTCATATCAGGAAGTGCATATAGTTTTTTCATTTTTTCATAATGTTTTTTCATGTCTTTATCTTTTATTTTAGATGTATTCATGCTTCTATATCCCATGATTTTAGAAAACTGTGTATTTTCATTTAAACTACTAAACAATGCTCTAAATTTCCACCAATGTAAATATTTAATACTATTCAAATCTATATTGTACTGTTCTAAAAAGGCACTATACATGTATTCTGCATCAAATTCATAGCTATAAATTTGCTTTTCTTTACTATTATCTTTCTTTTCTTTTTCGTCGACATTTTCTTCTTTTATTTTTCCACCTTTATAGAACCATAATAAATCTTCTACTGCAACTTGAATATCGTCAATTTGATTAGTATCGTAGTAATATAAATTAAGTGCAAGCATTAATTTATCTCTTTCTTTAACTGAATTGTCTTGCATTAATAATTCAAATTTTATACTTTCTCTAAAATCAGTTCTTATTTTTAATTTATGTGGGGTATAAGTTGGTAATCTATTCAATAATAAATTATAATACATTATTTTCTACCTTTGAATTTATTATATCTTCTTTGTTCACGATTTGGCATATATTTTGAACGATATTCTATATTGTCATACATATTTTTTAATCCTTCTGATTGTTTTACTTTTTCATTAACAATATCCGTAAAAATATCCATGTGTTCTTTTAAATCCTTTTTACCTTTGAATAATTTTTCTGATGTTTTTTCGCCAAAAACTCCATCAAAGAACTCTTCTATAATTTTACACTCTTCTCTAATAGCATCTGAGATGTTCATTTCTTTTTTGTTATAGCTTTCTGCTTTTTCTTTTACTTTTTTAGCTTCATTTTCAAATCTTTCTAAGTCATCAGCATCAGTAAAACTAAAATCTACTTCTATATCTTTTAATTTCATAATTTCCTCCATAAAATTAGAGTAGAGGCTTAAGCTGCCTCTACTAATTCAACTTCTTTTAATACTGCTTTATTTGTTACTGTTACAGACACAGTACTTTGTGTTGTGTAACCTTCTTTTTCTACAGTTATATTACTATAAGCTTCTGCATCAAGCAATACTACTGCAATACCTGTTGCATCTGTTAAATATGATACACCATCAACTGTAATTTTTGCTCCTTCAATAGCAGTTTCGTCTGTACTATCTTTTACTACAAAGCTAACAGGATATTCTGCAACTTCTTGTTGTGCAACAAATGTAGCTTTTGTATTGTTTTCGCTCATTGTTGCTACACCAATGGTCATATTGCTATTTTTTCTAAATGCTCCAGAATAAGTATAAGCTTCTGTTGCATCTCCTTCAGTGTCAGGTACTACTGAATATGTTCTTGATCTTGCTTCATATCCACTTCCAACAGGCTTACTAAAGTCTACTTGTAAGATTTTTACCAAAGCGTCATTTCCTGTTAATTCATTATCTGTTATATTTACTAGTTTTTGATGTACTAAATTACCTTTGTATAAGTCAAATGCGTATGAAATCTCTTCTGAGTAACCTGTTACATCTGTTACTTCTCCATCCTCATCTACATAGGTCCTACTGTATTCTGTTGGATTTTTAGATTTAGAAATCTCAGTAAACTTAGTCATTCTTAAAAAATTGGCAATAGATGTTGTAGAAACATCCATAAAAGCAACTTTGCCACTTCTTTTTACTAATTGTTCTGTATTAGACATTGTGTTTCCTCCTTATATAAAAAATAGAAGACTTAAAAGTCTTCATCATATACAACTTGCATAGGTATAACGTATATTGCTGTTGTTTCAGTAGTTTGAAGTATTGTTCCTCTCCCTGTACATTTAATCCAGCAAATACCGTTCTATCTTTGGCAAGTTTTCTATTTTATCTTGTTCTTTTATCCAGGCTGTAAAATCATCACAAAATTTTGAGTTCTTAATATTTTCTAAGACACTAAAATTGGCTTGCACAGAAAAGTCAAATAAGATTTGGTTTCTGCTACCACCATCTGGATATTGAATTAACATAGTCGTAGCTGGTGTTTCATCTATAGAATAACTTTGTGGTTTGTCTTTTATATAATCTACATTTACTTTCCCATTTTTCAGCAATGGACAAGTTTCTATAAATTCTTTTATTAATTCTATCTTTGATTTTTCTGCCATCTTAGCCTCCTGATTTAATATAGTTTTCTACATCTTTTACAAGGTCGTTTTTTCTTCTTTGCATCATGAGCTCATTCCATTTTGGACCTGTTCCAGAAGTATGGTATTTTAAATTCTTAGAAGTTAATATCTTCTTTTCTCCTAACTTAGCCCAAGAAGCACCATTTTGGGTAAGCATTAATTTGCCATAATACTGATATTTTGCATAAGGACTAGTATATTTAATTTCATTGTTTTTAGGATAAGTCTTGTTTCTTCTAAGCATACCATTATCCATTGGTACAAACGGGTTCATTAATCTATCTGCATCATCTCTTAAAAAACGGATTACTCTGCCATTATTATCAAGTCCGTGGTCTTTTAGTATCCTGTTAATTGGGTTCATTTTTATTTTTACATCTAGTTTCATTACTCTGTAACCCCTATTTTATAGTGTTGTAATTTTCCTTTTCGGTTATCGTCTACACTTACCACTTTAAAGACCTGATATTTTTCTTGTAATACAGACAAATCAAACTTATCTTCTACAATTCCTTCTACTACATAATCATTAGTAGAAATATCTAACTTTTCTGTAGTAGGTATTGTTATAGAACCTGTGCTTCCTTTTTCAAGACCTTTATCTACTAGATTAGTTTTTTTATTGTGCCTGAAATAAGCCCTGTCAAAAGTTTTTCTAGTAAAATTCTCGTCGTCTGTTGTGTGGTATACAGTTATTTGATGTATAAAAAATCTATCATTCATAACTAGCACCCCACTCCACAATAAAGTAGCGGATTTCCATCAATTCCAATTACATTCCATAAATACCCTTTAAGTACTTTTTGTTTTTGATTTTCGTAATTAGATTTAATTTCCTCAGGTGTTGCATAACTTTCTGACCAACCTTCAATATTTTGTGATTTTAAATTACTTATATTAGATAATTGTGTTGTTTCTTCATTTAATAAATCAACAACTAAGCAAGTAGCATATTGTACTTGTTCTGGAACATTGTCTTTATCAATTCTTCCAAAAGTTTTGTGATTAATATAACTACTTGCTTGTACTACTAAATTATTAAAATTGTCAGGTATGCTTTGTTTACCTAACAATTTCTTGTAATCTTCCTCTGTTATGTATTGAAGCATACCTTATCCTCCTATTCTCCCTCAGCAACTGTGATTACTGCTGTTGCAGATGCTTCATTAGATGCTGTGTCTGTTCCTTTAACGACGATTGTGTATTGTCCAGGTCCAACTGATGTTTTTACTTGAACTACATTAGTTCCAATTTCAAAATCATCATTATCAGCTACCCCAGTTGGTAAAGAATATGTTATAGTTCCACTACCACCAACACTTGCTAAATCAGCAACCTTTGTATCAGCTGCTAAAGTTCCTGATAAAGTTGTAACTGGTGTGATTGTAACTGCTGAAATACCAACTTTTGCTTTTACGATTACAGCTTCCTTATTTGTTACAGCATCTGTATAAACATATCTGTCTTGTAAAGCAGAAGCTCCAATGTGTTTGCCATCGGAAAGATTGTTTACTGATAGACCAACTTTCCAGCCGTCTACGGCTTGTGCCCAGTCAATACCATAAACAATATATTCTATAGCTTGTCCCTGTGCATTTTCTCCTAAGTCCTCTGTTAATACATCTACGCCATTAACTCTACCTACTACTCCACTTCTTGCTAATTCAGAACCGATTTGAGATGCACTATTTGCAAATCTTTCATCTAGCAATAGTAAAGTTTCTGTTTCATAAGAAATGGCAACTTTCATTCTGTTTTTATCTACACCTTTTTTAGCTAGAATTGCAACATCTCTTAAGATGTTTTCGTATATAGTTGTATCTGTAGAGTCTGCTTGAGTAGAAGGTACAGAATTATTAACTAATGCAGAAACTGCATCAGCTTCAAGTTTCTTACTTCTTGAATATGCCCCTGCCTCTAATCTTTGAGCTACTAAGTTATCAGGTACTGCTTGTGCTTCGTATCCATCAATTAACTCATTAATAGCATCGTGCTTATCAACAGGTATAGTGATGTAGTCTGTTGCACTTTGTCCTAGTTCTACACCATTTTTAACATCATAATTTTTGATTTCTGGATCCATATTTCTTACTGGAACTTTAACTGCTCCACTAACTGGATTTCCTTCATAATCTCTACTAAAAGTATTTCTAATTTTAAGAGCTGGTCTCATTAATTCAACAATAGCTCTTGCGTATTTTTCTTGTCTATTGTGTGTTCCGTTTGTTTGTATTGGGTTTGCCATATTAATTCATCCTTTCTTTAATCAAATTTCATGTCAGGGTGTTTACTTGCTAATATTCCAAGTACCCCGTCATTATTAGAGCTTATAGACTTAACTGGTGCACCAGTGGCTTTAGGCTCTGTTGTTTCAAGTTCTTGTTTTAAATATTTAGGGTTATCTTTCAAGAACTTAGCTAAATTCTCTTCGAACTCGCCTTCCATTTTGCTTACTTTAAAAAGCACATAATCAGCATCATCTTTATTAACTCCTGCTGATAAAACTGCATTTGTTTGTTTTAAAGTGTTTAGCTCATTAAGTGTCTTTTGGTATTCAGCTTCCTTTTCGGCTTGTTTTTGTTCAGCTGTTTTTTGACTCTCTTGCCAATCTCTAAATGCTTTCAATTCTTCTTTTGAAGGCATTCCTTTCATTTTTTTAGCAAGCATTGCATCAGCTATTTTTTGTGCTTCTGCTTTTACATCAACTTCAGCTTTTCCCTCATTTTTTTCTGTAGTTTGAGTATCTACATTCCCAGCTCCTTCAACTTCTTTGTTTTCTGCTGTATCTGTGTTTTGCTTTTCTAAATCTTTGTTTTCTTCCATAATTTCCTCCCGTTTATCGTCCGTCGACATTTTCCCAGTTGTTCTTTTACGCCTACCACCGTAAAAAAGGCATAAAAATAAGAGCTATTTCTAGCTCTTTATAAAAAACATATTTTCATAGCATTAAATTTCTTTTTCATATTCTAGTATCTTGTCTTGGATACTTTCATATTGCATTGCTTTATCTGTCATATCTCCATTTTCATCCAAACTGTCTTGTATTATATAATCTAATTTTTCTATAATGTCTCCAGTCTCATCTATTGTATAATTACCATCTTTTACTTTTATTCCTATTTTGTTTAGTAATTCTATTTCTTCTTCATTTAATCTATTCTTCAATTCCATATCTTTTCTTTTCCCTTCTACTAGTATCTCTTACTGTTGCAATCTTTCCTGTATCAGGATTAACTGCTACTGTTACTTTTTTGCCATATACATAAAAACTTCTTCTTCCTTTAGAATCTTCTACTATTTTACCACATTCAACGGGATTTTTCAATGTGTCTTGAACATCTTCAAATGCTACATTTCTAGCATAAGTTCTCGATATTATATGTTCCCCTATTTCCGTTATTTCTACTCCGTTTACTTTACTTCCTATAATATCACTATTATTATATTTATTAGCAATTTTAGTTACATTTGCCACTTGCGTGCCTATACTTTTATCTTGCTTTCCTATGTATAATCTAGTATTATCTTTAACAAATGAAGTTTGCTGTATAAAGTCATCTAATTCGTTTTGATGCGTTTTATATATTAATGAACGTCTAGCAAATTCCGTTCTAGTATCTTCAAGTAATTTTTTATCTTTTGAATCTGACGTTAATATTCCTTGAAATCCTGCAAGTTCCTTTTTATCCTTTCGCATTTGCCTTTCCATTTCTCTTTGTATTTGTGTGGCATCATATTTACTATATTCTTTTCCATTGTAAGTAACTTTTTCGTTTTTCCAAGTATTCAATTGTTCTTGAGTATATGTCCTTGTTGAACCTTTTAAATACGGATACCAGTCATGTCTACAGTTTACTCCTTTAAATCCAGTAGCTTCTCCATAACCAATATCATCTAAAGACAAATAACCTTTTTTACCACTTCTACTTACTATCTTTCCTTGCCATTCTGCGTGCTCTGGTCTTGCTCCTCCATGTGCTGTTAGCTCCATTAAGTCCCAGCCCATCTCATTTGCTCGCAACTCTTGTAATTTTCCACAAGTTTGATTTACTCCTGTTATAATGTTCATTCTTACAGCACTTTCTAAACTGTATTTTCTTCCACTTGGATACTCTATCGAAGCTCCTTTTGAGCCAATATCTTTAATTACATCTATAATAGACTGAGAATAACTCTTTACTCCCGTACTAACTTCCATATATGCCTTATTCATTGCATTATAAAATTGAGTTTGAGAAGTGTTCGCCGTTGTCATAACTAAATTTTGCAAGTTTCCTGATGTTTTTTCTACCGTTGCACTTATTATCTGCATGATTGACCTACTTTTTTTTATTGGGACTGGATTTAATCCTGCCTCTTTATATATAAAATCATCTCTATCTAAAGTTTTGACTCCTGCTTGATTAAATATTTCTGCTATTTTTTCATAAGAAGCATTATTATATTTTGCCACTAACGCTATTACATCACTATATAAAGCCCCCATTTCTTGTGCTATTTGTATATCATTTAAAACAACTGTGTTAGCATATCCTACATTTGCTATTCTAGTCGCTATTTCTTTTATTAATTCAAGTTCTAAGCTTTCATATATTGCTGCAGCTTGCTTTCCTATATTTATAAAATCACTTTGAGTTAGCATAGACTATTCTTCCTCTACTTGATTTGTAGTAAATCCAAATGCTTCTTGATTAGACATCTTTTCTTCTTGTATTTTGGCAAGCTCTTCTTCTGCTTCCTCTTCACTCATGCCTTTTACATCCATTAAATAAGACTTTTTACTTCTTAAACCTTGTGTTACTTCCATTTGTGCTCTTGTTGTTTCTTTGTCTTTGTCTTCTATAATGCTATCATCTGGAATTATTGTTATTTTGTTTGTCTTTATTCCTTCTAGCTCACATACTGCTTGTACTAGATCATATACGCAGTCATTTACAATTGTTTGATAATGTACTTTTGTTCTAAATGCTTGACTATTTTCACTCATTACTTCTGTTGCTGTTTTAGTTCCTGCCCCGTCGAACTTATAATAGTTACTGCCTAAACCTACGTTTTCTGATAGCCAGTTTAAATCTGCATTGATACTGTCTACATGTTCCTCATATCTTAAAGTAAAATCTACTTCTTTTACTGGCTCTTTCATTTCTGCATTTATTGCTTGATATATTCTATCATTTTTATCAAAGTATTGCACAAAGTGTGGATTCCCTTGTTCATCTGTTTCCATTCCACCTTTCATAGCAGATTGATCTACAAGTATTCTCTTTTTGCCTAGAATAAATTCATTATAAAAACTATCATATTTTGTATCTAAAGATTTAAACCTATCTATACTATTTGCATAAATACTTATTCCCATTGGGCTATTAGTATCAAAATTATTAGCTAAGTTTGGCTTCCAAATTTGAAAGTATGGATTCTTAGTTATAACTACTTCACTTTCTTTTACTTTTGGAAATACATCATTAAAATTTAATTGTTTTCCAAGTGTTGTATCTGTATTAGATCTATACAATTCATTTAGTTTTATATATTTTCCATTTACATATTCATGATAAGTAATATGAGTATAATATACTTTGTTTTTGCCCTTATCTTCTGTAAACCTGCTAACTGTTATCATTCCTGTTATATATCCATTTGTAAATTTATAAGGAATAATCACATCTCCGTCAATATAGTCTATTATTGTTTTATTATTCTCGTCTTTATATTCTACAGTTGCTCCATTTCCTAAGGCTAACATTTTTTCAATAAAAATAGGAAGGTTTACAGTAAATGAATTTTCTTTACTATCCAACACTTCCCATAATCTTTTTGTTGCATTTTTATTACTTAGATTTATTTGTGTCTTTTCAGTCCATAATAATTTTGTTAAATCTTCACAAAGTTTCTTTGGCATATTCATTGTTAGTCGTTCACATTGCGTAGACTTTCCGCATACTACTTCTGTGTAATAATGAAAGTCATTTACATTGCCTCTATACCAGCTTTTCCATATAGCCATTAAATCATAAATTGTTCCAACTGTTAAATTAATGCCTTTTTTACTTAAGACTGACGCTATGTTATTGTAAAAATCCATCTTGATTTCTCCTTTACGCAAAATACATAATATAACTTGAATTTATATATTCTGTTGTACCGAAATTATTTATTTCAACAACTTCATTTTCCTTTATTCTTCTCTCCAGTTCTTCAATACTATTGCAATTTAAAACAATTATATTCTCAAAAGTAAAATCCATTGTTTTTATATATTTTAATTTCATACTTCCTCCTATTGTTTTAATCCCAATTTTTGCAAATTATCTTTAATCCAGTATTGAAACTGGTCTTGTGTGTGGTCTGCATAACTATAAGCATAATCATTAGTGTATGTGTTGTAATATTTTTCACTACTTAAAAAAGCCTTTTCAATTTTATCTGGAACAGGCTTACCTTTCTCAACACTATCTTTTAACCACATATAGTTTTCATTTTCTTTTTTAAATATCTGATTATTGTTGTTATTTATAACTCTAAACTTCTTCTTTGCTAGAAAGTCTTGAGAATAATCTATTAATTGTTCTTTGTTAGTACCCTTATCGACTGGATGCAATCTTCTACCGATAGTCTTTGAAGTATTGATTCCTTAATGCTCCTTCTGCACTATCTATTGTTTCTTTATCTGTTCCTGCTTTAAATTTCTTATTTATTGTTAATTCAAAATTGAATATGTCTTTACTTAATTCAGACGGTGCTTTCTTGTTTGGCTTTTCATGTGGACTATAATAATAAGTATCTAGCAAATACCAATATCCATCACTCCCATAACCATATGCTCCGCAAGTTGTTGCAGATGTTTGATGTCCACTATCTATTGCAAAGTCTATATATAATATTTTTATGTTGTTTTTTTCTAAATAATCTTCTGACACATATTCAATAAGTTCTGGATTGTAGATAAGTCCTTCTAGTCCTATTACTTCTCCTAAGTAAATCCAGCGATACCTTTTTTCATCGTTTTTCTTCATTTCTTCGGCTTGTTCTATAAAAATTTTGCCAAGCCATTGTTCTGGAACTGTTCTATAATCGGATTGTGTAACTATACAATCTTTTCTTTGTGCCATTTTTTCTGCCCATTGATTTACCCAATTAAATTTATTCTTTGGTGGATTATATGAATAAAGAACAATGAACCAGTCATCATTACCTCTCGTAAATGTTGCTATAATTTGATCTATATCATCTGGACTGTCAAACTCTGTTAGTTCTTCAAACCATAATATTTTAATAGGTGTGTTTTCATCAATCATACCTTTTATTTTTTCGTAGTCATCTCCACCTGCAAAATATATGTTGTTTCCATTATTTAGATGTATTTCAGCAGGGCTTTTAAATGCTGTATAATCTGTTCCTTCTTCTAAATAAAATCTCTTTAATGCCCTTTTTTCTTCTTTATACACAGAATTTCTCAATGTGTTCTGGTATCTACGAATTATGACTGCACTGCATTTTTCTTCATCTAAACAGTGATAAGCTATCTTTAGACTATTCTTACTTGTCTTTGTACTACCTCTTCCACCTTTGTCTATTTGATGAGTCACTTTTGAATTAAAAGTATTCCAAAAATGAGGTGCTATTATTTCTTTTAATCTAACTTGTGGCATTTTCGTCCTCGCTCGGTAAATTGTTTATTATTTCTATTCTTTGAACCGTTGTTTCTTTTTCTTCTTTATCTCCGATAATATCTCTTAGCTCTTGTACTGCTGTTACTTGATTTCTTCCATTTCCTAAGGCTGTTTTCCATAAAGCAACTATCATAGCCATTTGATTGTCTATGTTATCATCATCTATTCCTAGTCTTTTTAAAACCTCTTTTAGTTCATTGCCTTTTTTATCTATTAAGTTAAACGGTAGTGATAATAATAATTCTGCTTGCTCTTTCATCGCTTTTCTTTGTCTACGAACTTCACCAGATTTTATTCCACCCTTTTGTCCATTTTCTCTGGCTTCACTCTGGCTTCGTTTATTTCCTGGTATTAAATTTTGTTCATTAGCCATCTACCTCCACCTCTGTAAATTCTCCTTCTATATATTCAACTTCATCAATGTATTACATTGCCTTGCTGTTCTTTCTAATTGCTTTTTATAGCCATTTATTTTAGTTTCGTCTTTCTCATAATCTAAACACTTTATTGTCATTAAATTATCTTGTGTTGTTACTACTATTCTTTTATTACAATTTCGTTTTGTACAAGTTTCACATAGTTTCATTTGTTACCTCTTTTTTTATAAACACTATGCAAGATATAAACATTGCAGGTTAGTTTACAATGTTCTAACCACACCTAACCGAAGTCCAAGCCTCGTGGTATCGATATCCTGCATACTGTTAATAAAATAAGACTTAACTAGAATCGTCTTTTATGGAGAATGCGTAGCAACCAAACATCTATATTAACTTATCTAGTATTAGTTAATAGCATAATAAAAGAGCCTATCTTGTTTGATAAGCTCTTTGTATAAAAATGTATATATAATAATATACAGTGTATGTTAACGACTTAATTTGTATAATGCGTATTGATTTAATGATACGCCTTCTTGCTCTGCTTCTACTGATAATTTATAATGTAATGACTTTGGTATTCTTACTACAAATTTACCACTAAAATCATCATATCCTACTGGTAAAGGTACATCAAAACCATTTTCTAATTTAGTTTCAATCCAACCTCTCATTGCTTCTTTTAAATTTTCAAATGCTTCTTCAAATGTTTCTCCAGTGCTTTGACACCCATCTAATTCTAAAACACGAGCATAAAAATAAGACCCGCTTTCATCAGTAATAGGTTGCACAATATAATTATATGGCAAATTCATATAATCTTCAACATTTTTCATAAAAGCTCCCTCCTTCTATATAGTGTACTCAAAGAATAGGATTTTATTCTCCTATTCTTTTAAGTACATCTTTAACATACACTGCCTTTAATGGATTGTCTTCCTTAATTGTTATAACATCACCACTTTTATTAATAAAATTTCTATGAGATGTTCCGTTTCTTTGGTTTCATTGTATAACCGTTGTACTCCAAAACTTTTGCCAATTCCTGAAACCTTATTCCATTTGGCTGTCTTTTCATCTTTAGTATCAACTTATCGATGTCTGGCATAAATATCTCTCCTTTCACCAGAAACATTTAGCCTCTTATTTAAGACTAATTATATGATACTATATTTGATACCAAATGTCAAGAGCTTTTTTGGATTTTTTATAAAAAAAGAGCTAACATAATGTTAACTCTCACAACTGCTGATAGACTGGTTGCGAAGATAAGAATTGCATTAATAAACAGCTAAACGAGCTATCTATAATGCAATTTTTCTTAGCAACATGGGTTTAGTCATCTCTGACTTTGATAAATAATAAGGGTCTTTTATTGCAATAAAGTATTAAGAATTTATCTCTTAACTTTTATTGCTATTATAATTATATTATATGTAAAATTTAAAAACAAGGGAAAAAACAGGGCAAAATTAGGTAAAAAGCAGGGACAAATTAAAAACTTATTATTTTTTCAGTTGCTCTTTGTATCATTTTCTTTATTGTATCTTCCGACCTTGTTTGTTGATACAAATTGTAATATATAATATTTCCTATGTCTTTATAGGTATAGCCCTCTATGTAATAAGCTATTAATATTTCTTTATCTCTCTTTCTAAGTCCTTCTAATCTAATATCAATTTCTTCTATTTTAGAATTTAATTCTATAATTTCTTGTTCTAAAGCTTCCAATTCTAGTTTTAAGTCATGTTCTTTATCAGTATTATTTGTAGCATAATTTCCTACCTTGTCACTAATACTGTTTTTACTTCTAATATCACTATTCAATTCTAGATTGCTAGTCTTTAGATCTATTTCTTTTATACTTTCTAACTGTCTTAATACTCTTTCTTTTTCTCTTAACTTTAATTTTAATCTTGCTTTGTTTTCTTTATATTGTTTTAATAATAAAATTAATTGTTGTTTTGTCATTTGCTCCTCCTTAAATTTATAATAATATAATCTAGTAAATTAATCTCTTTTACATATTCTTTTTTGACTTTGTTGCGTAATTGTTCACTTAAGTTGTAATCTTGTAAATTACATAGTATTTGTTGTAACATGTTTCTTTTATTCTCTAAATATTGAATTGCTTTTTCTTTCTTAGTCATTTGTTCCTCCGCTTCTTTAAATACTAATTATTGTACAAATCATTAACCTTTTATTAAATTCTTCTCTAGTAAATTCCATATCTTCACTAAAGTTTTCTATGTCTCTAAAACCGTCATTATCTAATATTTTTATTTTTTCATTTAATGCTAATAATTCACACCAACCTTTATATGAATGTTTTTCTTGCATATCTTGTTCCATAGTTCTTATTCTCCCTTCTTTGCTTTTAAATTTTATAAATTAACATATTCTAAATCTTTTCCACTTTCGTTCCATTCGTTTGCTATTATTCTTTTCCAGCCATCGTAATACATTTGCATATTTTCATTTTTGAATTTAAAATTAAATCTGGTAGCTCCGTCGCCATCTATATATACTTTAAGAAATTTAGGTGTATGTCCTATATTGCCACAAAATTCTATATAAGCAAGCATTTTTAATAGTTCTCTTTTATTTCCAGTTCCATTAATTTCTATTTCTATCACCTTTATTCTCCCTTCTTTGCTTTAGTTTCAAAGTATTGCTTTTCTATGTATTCTTTTATTTCTCTTGTTTTAGTTCTATATGCTTTTAATCTGCATCTTGTATAATCATCTAAATAATGTTCTCTTTTCTTTGCTTTTGTTTCAGTAATTCTCTTGTAGTCATTATCTAGTCTATTTATTGTTTTTTTTACTGCATTATCTCTCTTCTCTATCTTTTCTTGCTGTTTTATTATTTTTCTTTCTTGATTTTCTATTACTTCTAGTACATTCTTTAGCATATAATAATCTTCATATAAAAGTGTTTTTCCTGCAACTCCATATTTGCCTTTTGCAAGTAGATTTTTTAATTTATCTATCGCTTCTCTTTGTTCAGTTGTCATTGCTTGTCCTCCCTGTTAAAATCCTGACATATATATTTTATGTCCTTCTTTTATTTTGTATATAAATCTATTTCTGTCGAAATCATACTCCATTTCATAATCTCCTTCTATATATCTCAAAAAGTTAGCTGTAATAAACATATATCCACAATCTATTAATTGTTGTATTTCAAATGTAAAATTTCTTTGCGTATACCTATCAAATTCTTCCTGATAATTTCCTAAGCCAATTCCATCTCTTTGTTTATAATAATTATCTATATCAAATATGTATTGCTCTAATGCTTCAATAATAGGTTGTAGTTCTTTTATTTCAAAGTCGTGAAAACAATAATCTTTTGATTTATATATTTTTGCTCCTTGTTTATTTAATGCTTTAATTAATACTTTTGGACACTCTCCATTTCCAAGACATTGTTTATCATTAACATATATTCTATAACTCAATTAAATCACTCCTCTAATTTCTATTTCCATATCTATTAATTTATCAATATATGCTCTTTCTTCTTCTATTGCTTTGTCTATTATTTTTAACATTGTATATTTTGATATATTTAATTTATTCTTATCTTTTATTAAATGAGGTTCTGTAAATCCATACCAATGTTTTGTTTCTACTCTAAATCTTATTTTTTCTGTATCTGATTTCTTAATTTTTTCTTTTAATTCATTTAGCTCATTTATTGACTGTTGTTTTAAGAATATTGTATTACTTATTTTTTCTTCCAACTATATCACTCCTCTATCCAACCTAATTCTTTATTGAATTACATTCATGTCACAGTTTTCACATTTCGACCATAAATGTCCATTATAGGAATTTTTTATTGCTTTTGCATTTCCATTGCATAAAGGACATTTAAAATCATACATTTTTCCTTTTTCTTTACATACTTCATCTGCAACTTTTAAATATTTTAAAAAATCTTCTATTTCTTTATCTTCTATTTTATCTGCTTCACTCATCTAATCTAACCGCCACCTTTCCATTTTTTCCTACTCTTTTTTTATTTGCAGGAGACGACCAAAATGTTATAGTCTCCTTCCTTACGTTATACTTTTTAGCAAGTTCTTCCACAGTTCCTATATCTAAAAATTTGTCTCCGCTTATAAATTGCATATATTTTCATTCTTTTCCTCACTTTCTATAACATTCTCAACATTGTTATTAATTGCATAATCTATACATGCGTAGCCTGCTATAAAACCGATTACAAATATGCATATTATCAACACTATTGCTTCAAATTTTTTCTCTTGTTTATATATGTGACTATCATAAAATTTCATTTGTTTCCTCGCTTTCTAAATTTTTTATTAAGTAATCATATAGCTTTTCTGCTGTACTTAAATCTATACTTACCATCTTTCCATTTTTTTGTTCTTGTAAATAGCCAATTTTGAACTTTCTTCCATAATCAAGTTCATATATCCACCAACCTAATAAATCTTTATCATTAAACATATTTTCTAATAATTTAACTACTATTGTTTCGTGTGATATAGATAGACTACTTGTATTGTAAAAATCTGAAATTATTGCATCGTTTAATTCTCTTGCTTTTTTATTAGTTTCATCTACAAAATCATTTACTTGTTTTAACTTTTCGATTATATCTACAAATTCTTGTTTAGTTATCATTTATCTATAATTCCTCCAATTCTACAATTACTTTGTTTTCTGTTCCACAATTTTTTAAAACTAGTAATTCTGTTACTTGACTATCATCTTTGTAAACTAGACCATTTAAACTATCTAAAACAGCTTTTGCAATATTGTCTGCGTCTGGTTTCTTAGTATAATTTATTTTAAATAGTAGCTCTTCTTTTTTCTTTTTACTTAAACTTTCTGCAGGTTTAAATACAGCTATTATTTTTGCTTTAAAAGGTTTGGTACTTGGTTCTGACTGTATGTTGTATTTACTTTTAAATGCCCACTGCACTTTTTCTTCAAAACTACTTGTCTTAATTGGAGTATACATTCTATGAGTTTTAGCACTATATCTTGGTCTTTCTTTTCCTATTGGTTTTTCTAAAATTTCAAATTCATACTTTGACATTCTTTAGTACCTCCTTCCACTTCTCTTGCCAGTCTGCTTGTCCTGCTGCAAAGTTCTTGCATCTCATTACTCCATCAAAGTTTTCATCTTCTAGTTTCATACAGCCTAGGCAGTTAATAATAGCAAATATATCTATTATTTATTTGCTTCATTTAACATCATCTCCTTATAACTCCACATGCAATTCCCAGCCAATTTTCCCTTATTTAAACAACATCTTGATATGCTACTAGAAGATATTTTCGTTTTTCTTTCGGCTTCTCTAACACTACCGTAAACTGCAATTAATTTTCCATTTCTATTAAACTGATAAACTTTTTTGCTTTTAGGGTTTTCTTTTCCTCTTTTAGAATATACTCCCAACAACCTTGCTGAACTTTCACAAGTTCTCAATTTATGTTTATATGCATGTATAGTATTTTCCCTGGTCGTAACCCACTCTAAATTATTAATATTGTTATTATGTTTATTGCCATCTATATGATTAACTTCGGGTTTGTTTAATGGATTTTTTATAAATGCTTCTGCTACTAGTCTATGGACTCTTTTTGTTTTGTGGAGTCCCTTTTGGGTTAAGCCTACAATGAAATAATTATCTCTTGTTTCTGAAGGTTTTAGTATTGTTTCTGTCCAATTACCTCTTCTTGCTTTAGATTTAACTTGTCCCTTATTGCTAATTTGATATAATCCTTCATAGCCTTTTATGTCTTTCCATATTTCTTTCATAACGTTTACCTCCTTTTACATAGCTTTTTATTATCTATTTGTTTCATTTAGTAACTCCTAAAATGGAGCTTGCCAAAATTTCAATTTATCAATAGGAACTAATCTGCTTTTGTTATTTACGTAATAAACTTTTGCTACTTGTATAGGTTCTTTTAGTTGTGTCAATATAAATTGTTCTTCTCTTCCATAATCTCCATCATTTACGCAATCTATATATTCTCTTTTTATTTTTTTTGAAAATATTCCAACGCAAATTCCTTCAAATTCTTTTTCTATAAATTTGCAAATATTCTGTTCACAACTACCGCCTTGATTTAAAGTTATTGAATTTTCATCTTCTATGTACTCATCATCTATATTTGAATAATAAACATGCTTCGTTTCTTGCTTTTGTAAATATCCTTTGCATATAACATTTCTAAACAATAATTTATCCATACTTGCCTCCTAACCCCACGTCCTATGTTTCTCTGATACCCACTCTGCTCCGTCATAATCTTCTATTTGCCAATCTATATCATCTGGTATTTCTACTATTTTTAGTTTTGAGCATATTGTGTTAGCCTTTTCTTTTAGTTGTTCTATTATTTTTATTAAATCTTCATCTGTTCTATCTATATCCTTTTCGTTAAAGCAATAGATTTTATAATCATTCTCTGTTCTATCTTTATCTTTAAATCTTGAACCAAAATCTTTAGTGAAACAAGTTAAAAATATTTCTTTTCCTGTGAAATTATCTGTTTTAGTGTATATAACTTCTCTATTTTGGAATTGTGCATCATAAAAGTATGCTTCTTTTCCTTTTAATTTCAAATATTCTTTTATCGCTAATGGAGATAATCTAAATCCGCCATAAGTATCATTTATTACTATTTTCATAACTTTATTTCCTCCTAATCTATTCTTGGAATATGTTCATAATTTATAGCCTCGTAACCTTTCTGTGTTCTCTTATATACTGCTACTGTCTTTCCTGTGTATTTACATTTCTTTTTGTCTATTGCTTTTACATATCCCATTCTTTCTAATTCTGTGAGCCTTGGTGCTGTGTAATTTCTCTCTGTACTTGGTATATATCCTAGTTCAAACAACTCTACTGCTAATTCTTTTGCTGTCTTTGGCTCATCTAGTCTATTTAAAATTTGTATGTATCTTATTTTTGTTTTATCTTGTATATCTTCAAAGCTTAATTGCCTTGTTTGATATGTAATACTCATTTGTTATCACTCTCCAATCTATTTTAAACTTTGTAAATCGTAAAATAATTTTTCCTGTAATTCTAAATTCATTAATGCATATTGTTCTTCATTTCTACATTCATTAATTGCTCTTATTTTTTGTGCGAAACTACTTCCTTGGATTTTCGCTTTATATTTATTAAATAAATATAAATAAATATTATTATCATTATTGTCTGTGTTCCTTTGTTGTTCCTCTGCTGTTCCTTTGTTGTTCTTTTGTTGTTCCTTGTTTTGGTACAAGTCCCAATTTTCAATGCTTATAGTTGTGTACTTTGTTGTGCTGTTTTTGGTCAACATTCGGTCATCTTCCAGACTCTTTAAAAAGTTTCTTACCTTTTTTCTGCCCCATTTCCATTCTTCTGATAATTTTATTTCTGATGTAATAAAACTACCCTTTTTAACTTCTACTACCTCACTGTTTATCACAACTTTAGTGTCTTTATGATTAGCTTTAAGTAGAAGTGAAATCCATGCACTTCTTTTATCGAAAGGCTCGTTACTTTTCCAAATCCAATTATCTATAATTTGTCTATATAAACTAATCCAGCCTTCCATAGATTTTCTCCTTTATAAAAATTAGGGCTAGTATTGTGTCTAGCCCTGTTGTCTACTCTTCATTTTTTATAACTTCATCTAATACTAAATCTTGTATTTTTTCAGTTAGTTCTTTAGTTTTCTTTTTAACTAATTCGTCCACTCTGTCTTCTATAGTCCTTTTTATTGTACTTTTCATATCCCAGTCTCTATTTAATCTCTCTTTAAAAGTTTGCTTGAATAAGTCTTCAAAGCTATCATAATCCTTTCTATCTCCCCAACCATTGTCAATATGAATTGGTTCTTCTAAAACTTTTTTTATTTCCTCGTTTATTCTTTCATTGACATAAGTTTTTACTTTCCCTTCCATCTTCTCTTTTATAATATCTCTTACTAAATAACTAAAATCATAATCTTCAAGATAGCTTTCACAAGCTTCTCTCATCATTTTTTCAAATACTTCCTTTTCCAATTTTGTCTACCTCCATTTTCTATAAATTAATTTTGACTTGTCCCAATTTGCCCCATAAATGCCTTTTAAATAGTTTTCTATGTATTGTTCGTATAATTTGGTGTTCTGTCCAAAATCTTCTTGAAAATGGCATTCTGAGCATAATGTGACTACATTTTCTGGTATGCCTAAGCCTCCGTTGTGACCTTTTAATAAAATGTGCATTTGCATAAGTTTTTGGAACCCATTTTCCACAAATTATGCACTGTTGATTATCTCTGTTCCATACTTCTTCTTTTGTTTTTTGAGATATTTCACATGCTCTACTTCTTTTGCTCATGTTTATCCCAGCTTTCTAGTAAACTTTTCAACTCATTTGGTGTCATTGTTTCTATATCTTGCTGTTTACACTCTTGCACAATCAGATTTATTAATCTTGACATTTCTGATGTGTTATAACTACTTGAGCCATAATAAGCTATAACATTTGTAAATCCTTCTAATTTACTTTTAGTAGTTTCTGTAATCCAGCCTAAGCCATTTTTACTCCATGCTTGTCTAAATCTTTCTACTGCTTCGTTCTTGACTGGTATTACTTCATAACTACCAATTTCTTTTATTAGACTTTTGTAAATGTCCTCTTTGGGTATATGTAGTTTATCTTGTAGTTTTCCAATTAAAACCCAAGCATAAGCGTTGCTGTCTAATGACCTTCTTCTTTTTACTTCTTTTACTTCATATTGCTTTGTTTTATCTTGCTTAAATAAATATTGTATGACTTGTTCTATTGTTCCTACCATAAGAGCCTCCTAAAATGGTAAGTCGTCACTAGATGTAATTTCAAAATCATTATTTGTGACTGGTGTTGAATTTCCTAGGTTAGATGCATCAACTTGTCCTTCTTTTTTACTATCTGCAAAATATACTTCTTCTGCTATAACTTCTGTTACATAATGCTTAACTCCGTTGTTATCATCATAGTTTCTTGTTTGTATTCTTCCTACTATTGCTACTTGTTGACCTTTTTTAAAATATTTGCTTACAAACTCTGCTGTTTTATTCCAAGCTACTATATTTATAAAATCTGCTTGTTGTTCTCCTTCTTTTGAAAATCTTCTATTTACTGCCAATGTAAAACTTGTTACTTGTATATTATTTGTTTGTGTATATCTTGTTTCAGGATCTTTGGTAAGTCTCCCAATTAAAACTGTTTTATTCATATTTCATTCCTCCTAATACTTACATTTCCATTTCTCTGTATATAAATTAAACAAGTCATATTGTTTTAGCCACTCTTCAAACTTGTGTAATATGCTATCTATTGTTTCTGGAAACATATCTTTTGTATATTCTTCTCTAAAAATATCTCCAACTTCATATTCAATTTTTGATACATCTTTAAATTCAATATCTGAACATTCTATTTTATTAAACTTATTTGTTATCAAATAAATCATTTTCTTTGCCTCTGGTACCATTTCTAAATACATTAAAGTTTGATGATTGTTAAAGAACTTTCCTACTTCATAATTTTGTGTATATTTATAATCGTAAATAATTCCACCTTTTAAGCAGTCTATAATGCCATATAACAAATAATCTCCATATTCCTTGCTAACCTTTACTTGATATGCTCCATTTAGTGTCTCTTCATAATTTTCTTGCATGTATTTTTCATATTCAAAACCTTTTAAAATGCTTTCAGTTGGTTCAAATTTTTCCTTGTTTAATACTTTTATAAAATCTTCTAATGTCCCATTTTTAATGTTGTATTGCCAACTATTTAACAATGTAGGAGTTATATAGTATTTCACCATATTTATACCTCCTTGTTTATTTCGTATTGCTTTGTTTCCTTGTTATAATACATATTTAAAGATTTTAGTTTTTCTAAAAACCTTGCTGATAGTTCTTTTTTGCTAGTTAATTTATGTTCTATTGTTTGCATTAAGTCTGATACTTCTTGTACATTCTCTGCTGTCATATTTTCAATAACTGGCACATACTTGTCCATTACTGATTGATACTCTTCTCTTTCTTTTTCAAATATTTTACTTTCTGCTTGTATATTCTTATCTGCTTGTTCAAATAATTTAGTTAAAAAGTCATTTGGCGTATTTGTATCTAATTCTGGGATATTATAAATTCCTTTTATTCCAAAACTAGATTTAGCAAAATATCTTTCGCAATTATCAAATCCTATTGTCTTTTTATTTCCACGCATTTCTATAAATCCGCCTAACTCAACATTTTGCCATACTGTATTCTTTGTGCTTCCTTCTACTAAAATTCTTAGCTTTGTTTCTTCATCTTGTTTTTCTTCTACTGCGTGAAATATAATTACACAATGTTTTCTTAAGTCGAAATATATATAATTCATAAATCTTGTAAATTCTCTTCCTACCGCTCCATATCCTTGAAGGCTTAAAGTTCCGTCTTTTTTTGCATTTTTAATATCGTTCTTAATTACATAAGCTTTCATTAAATCTAGTAATTTTCCTCCAGTATCAATTACTATTGTTTCATAGTCGCTTAAGTCTCCTTTTAAATCTTCTAATAATTGCTCATAGCTATCTGGTTGTATGTAATCTTTTCTTACGCTCGCCATTACTCTATTTATTCCAAAATCCACATCAATCAAAAGTGGCTTTGGTGCCGATAATCCTAAGGTTGTTTTTCCTATTCCTGGGTAACCTGCTATTAATACCCTAAATTTATTTGTTTCATTAATCATTTCTGCTGGTTTTTTAATCATTTTCACATTCCTCCATTTCATATTCTCTATCTGCTTTTTCTGCTAAAGCATTCCAATATTTATCTAAATTTCTTGACTTTCTGTAATAAAATTCATAAGATTCTTCATTGATTAAATCTGTTATGTTATAATCTGTTATCATGATTTCACCTCTTGACACTTCTACTGAAATCTGCTAAAATACAGTAAAAGTGAATTTATGTAATTTATTTTTTTGAACTAGTTTTTGATTGCAGTCTCAGCTAGTTCTTTTATTTTGCTTAAAATTATTTTGTCGTTGTTGTATGTATTACTTGTTGATAGATCTAGTATTTTTTGAATTGTATTTAATAGCTCTTCGTTTTCAAATCTTAAGTCCTTGTTGACTGTTTTTAACATGTTGTTTCTTGTTTCTAAGTCTTTAATTAACTTATTTCTGTTTGATATCATTGCTTCTTGATTAGCTATTTTTCTGTCTTTTTTAGTAAACATATTTCTCACCCCCCTACTTTTCAATTCTTTTAAAATAACATTTAATGCTATTACTTCTCTTGTTTGTTCTTTACTTCTTCCTTTTTGACGTGGCTCTCCATATCTAAAGCACATGCCTTCTAGAATATCGATTGCTTCTTTTAATTTCATTTTTTCTTCCATCTTCTCACCCCCCTATTTCATTAAAAATGCTATGCCTATACCTATCCAAAAGCTGTAAAATAGTAGTAATGTCGCTGTTTTTGCAAATAGTATTTTGACTTTCTTTTTCATTGGTTTGCCCTCCTTTCATCTATAATATTGCTCCATAATTTCAATCATTTTTTCTTCATCAAGTCTTATTCCTTTTGAGCCTATTCGTCTGACTGCTTCCTCAAAAATTGGATTTTTAATCATTTGGTAAACTGTCTTATCACTCATATCAAACTGTTCTGCAAAGTCTTTTACTTTTATAAATTTTCTTCTTGTCTTACTTAAAATATTTGTAGCCATTATTTCGCCTCCTAACTTATTTTATTTCACTTTCTGAAAGTTCATCTTTAAAAAAAATTTTCTCTACTTTTGTTTTTAAAAAATTTGATATTTCTAAAGCTTCATTTACTGAAAATTTTACATCTCCATTTTCTTTTTTAAAATAATTGCAAGGAGATTTGTTGATAACACGTGCCATATCTTCAATTGTATAGCCTTTTTTTTCTCTTAGTTCTTTTAATTTTTCGTACATTTCATAGCCTCCTTTCAGTTTCTGAAGGTATTGTATTTCATTTACTGAAAAAAGTCAATACTTTTTATAAAAAATTTTAAATATTTTTTCATTTACTGAAATATATTTGATTTTTTCATAAAATGAAAGTATAATATTATTAGAAAGGTTGGTATAATATGGTTTTTGGAGAAAGAATAAAACAATTACGAATAGAACATCAATGGACACAAGAATATGTATGTGAAAAATTAAATATATCTTCTGGTGCTTTATCTAGATATGAAACAAGTATGTACGAGCCAAAATCACTAGAGCTAGTAAAAGATTTCGCTAATTTATTTGGCGTAAGTACAGACTACTTGCTTGGCAAAACAGACATACGAAATTCTGGAGAACAAATAGATGATGTTTTAAATGAAGCAATGATAGGAATGTCTAAAGAACAATATGAAGCTTTAACTGAAACACAAAAGAAACAAATTCGTGATTTTGCTATATTTGTTAAAAATCAAAGCGAAGGAGATAAAAAATAATGGAGTTAAATTCTCTGTACAATATTGCTGAAAAAGAAAATATTCCTATTTACAATTGGTATTTGGAAGATATAGATGGTATGTATATGAATTATCATAACATAAATGCAATAGCACTTAATTATGATAGATTAGGTACTTATATTGATGAGAAATGTGTACTGGCAGAAGAATTAGGGCATTACTATATGGATGCTACTTATCCCGCTTCTTGTGAAGATAAAGTATTGAAAGATAAACAAGAATACCGTGCTAAAAAGTGGAGTTACTATGTTCTAATTCCTTTTGAAAAGCTAAAATTAGCAATATTAAAAGGAATAAATACTATTTATGCTTTAGCAAACTATTTCGAGGTTACAGAAGAATATATGAGAAGATGTATAGAATTTTATAAAAGCAAATATGGAGAGGTGTTTTAATGTTTAAATATACCGTTCGTAAAGATGGTAGATTAATGAAAAGAGTTAGTGTAAACGGTAAAGTTACAAGTATATATTCTGATAATGTAAAAGATTTAGAAAAACAATATATTAATTTGAAACATTGTTCAAATAAAGGAATGTCAGCAGAAAATAATATGCTTACTGTTGGTGAATGGGCAGATGAATGGTTAAAATTATACAAATCTAATGTAGCCGAGGCTACTAAAGATATGTATGAAACTACTGTAAGATTATATATAAAACCTAATATAGGAAATATTAAACTAAAAAATTTAAAACAGTCAGACATTATAGGAATATTGAATGAATTAGATAAAAAAGGTATAACAAGAAGAAAAGAATGGGCATTATTAACAATAAAGCAAATTTTGCAAACAGCTGTAGAAAATGAATATATTTATAAAAATGTGGCATTAGGAATAAAGATAAAAAAATATAAATCACCAGAAAAAAAACCATTAAGTGATGACATAATAAATAGAATAAAAAAACTTTCTAAAGACGATTTTGATATGTTTATGCTACTATTTATGATCTATACTGGTGTAAGAAGAGAAGAATTAGTACCGCTTCAATATAAAGATATTGATATAGATAATAAATTTATATATATCACAAAAGCTGTACATTTTAAAAATAATCAACCAACTATTAAGTCTACCAAAAATGAATGTAATCGTAAAATTCCTATTTTAAATATTCTCTATGATAGATTAAAAGAATTAAAGCAAAATCATAAAAATAATGATTATGTTTTTCCCAATACAAGTAATGACATTATGTCTGAAACATCAATAAAAAGAAAAATTAGATATGCTTTAAATCGTCTTAATAAAGACTATGAAGAAGAACAAAAATCTATTAATAATGACTTTAAATTAAATGACGACAATAAGATTTATTTTACTTATCATCAATTAAGACATACTTATGCTTGCATATTACACAAAGCCGGTGTAGATTTAAAAGAAGCACAAAGTTTTACAGGGCATAAGAGCATTCAAGTGTTGTTAAATATCTATACACATTTAGACGAAGAAGACACAACCAAAGCAGTAAATCAATTAAATAGTTTTGTGGTTTAGTGTGTCAAAAAGTGTGTCAACGCATTTTTAATACTGTTGCAATTGTATTGATAATGCATGTTATAAGATTTTGCAATCTATAGCTTCTAAGCCTGGGGTCGGGGGTTCGAATCCCTCCTGGCTCACCAAAAGAAAAACCTTGATTTCAATGCTTATCAAGGTTTTTTATTTTTGCTTTTTATTTCGACAAAAGCCACAATAAAATAGCATACTTCTATTAAATAATCCATCGAAATGTGTCGAGTAATTTAAAAATTTAGCAAATTTTCTGTAAGCCATTGATTAAATTATTGTGTTTATGATATAGTATAAGAAATTATCTAATCACCTCTATAATGTGGGTGTAATAATCAGCAGTTGTTACTGCTGATTGTAAGGCAGTATATCTTTCGCAACTGTTGATAGACTGCACCCACAGGTTTGCAGTTTAATTTTTACTAGTAGGAGGTGAAGGAAAATTGGATACAGCAACTTTGGCAGTACAATTCCTTGGTATAGCTTTAATTTGCCTAATTGTTGGAATAGTTTTATGTTTTTTAGCCAGTCTTGGTTATAATACATATATGAAATTTCAAGATAGACATAAAAAAATTGAAGTTCATGCCGAGAACTCCAATTCTAATAAGTTAGATAATTGAGTTTGGTAAGGATCTATTCCTTACCTATTTTATGTTTTTAAACATAAAATTTTCTTGAAGATATAGATATATAAATTTTTCTTCTTTCATCTGTATTTTATCAGCAAAACTTCTTAAGTGTCAATAAGTTTTGATAAGATTTAATTATTTTGTAATATTTTTGTAATATAATTGTAACATTTTATATTGAAAATGTCAATTTGTTTAACTATTATATTTTATATTTAATGTCAATATGTATTTTTTATAAGATAGTGTCAATTGATAATAAAATCTTGCAATAAATTTATTATATAATATACATATATTATTGTATTGATGGAGGGAGATATTTTTGAAAGATCATAAAATCTTAAAACTAATTATTATTTCCATTATAATTCTAGTTAATATTGTGTGGATTTTTTCTAGCATTATTATGATATTTAGAGGAGATTATTTTTTAAATGTTAATTCATCTAATATTAATGAATTAGTTCATTTTCTTCCTGATTATCACTTTTCACAAAACTTAAAATCAATTCAGTATTCACAACGGGTTAGGAGATTGGAATTTATATTTTCACTATATAATGGGAAAAACAGATAAGATGATTTTTAGTGACGGAGAAAACCTTGATCTTCGTGATTACATTGTAGAAAATGGATATAGTGGTGAAACCCTTGGAATAATATATATTTGTATTGCTTTTACTTTAATTGTGTTTTGTGTTGCTTATCTTGTTTATGTTTTTATTATTCATAAGGATAAATTACCAAAGAATAACTATGACAAAATTTAGTAGTAACTATTTTATTTTTTACTTTTTCCTATCTATTTTAGGCACTTTCATAAATATCAATTGGAAAAAATTTGCTTTTTTAAAAGATTAGTGCTATAATATTATTTATACTCTATTTTATAGGAGGTAATTATACATGTCTAATAATCCTTGTGTTCGATGCATGAAAAGTCTGTTCTGTGCGAACAGACTGGACGAAGATTGTAAAACTGATATTCAGCGGGAACCGGAAGGAGCCTGTTTTAAGGTTCCTACGTGTAGAGAGTGTCTGCTGGGATGTAGTGGACACTGCAAGAATTCGAGATGCATGAACGAAGCAGATCGAATGAAGGCGTTTGAGAAGTGGGATGCCAAAACTTCGCCGAAACCGGCGTGCTTTAGCTCCCAGCACTCCAAACGTTAAGGCATGTAGCCCACAGCTAGAAATTCTAGCTGTGGGTTCTTTTTTAGTTCTATTTTGATTTTGAAAGCATATACTATTAATATGACTTATAAAGGAGGTTATCTTAT